CCAAATGGCTGATGAAGTCTATAGAGATGTACTAGATGGCATACGACAAAACATATCTGTTGGTTATCAAGTCAACAGTATGCAAAAAGAGGAAGAAGAGAGAGATGGTGTTCCCATTTATAGAGTAAATTCTTGGTCGCCTCTGGAAGTAAGTGCTGTATCCATTCCAGCAGACCAAAGCAGGCTTGTCGGCTTTGCTAGGTCAAAGGAGAAAAAGGCACAAATTAAGATTAACCAAAATTTAAACAAGGATATAAAAATGGATAATGTTGAAAACAATGCTCCAGAAGTGAACCTTGAAGATATGAAGAGAGACTTTGCTAAAGAAGCAAAAGCTATCATCGAGCTTGGTGTCCAGCACAACAAGAGAGATTTAGCTAATGAAGCTATAGCAAACGGTGCTTCTCTTGCACAATTCAGAGGAACACTTTTAGAGACAATCGCAAACGATAAGCCACTTGATTTACCATCAAATGTGGATATGAATGAAACAGAAGTAAGAGAATACTCACTTCTAAAAGCTGTTAGAGAAAGTGCTGCTGGTACTTTATCAGGTTTAGAAAAAGAGGTTTCAGACGAAATCGCTGCTAAATCAGGTAAACAAGCAAGAGGTTTCTATATGCCAACAAACATTGCTTTCAGGGCTGATCAAGTAGTCGGCACAAACAATGTTGGTGGTTTCTTGAAGCCAACAGATCACTTAGGAAATGAGTTCATCGAAGCTCTAAAAGCCAAGCTAGTTGTAAACCAAGCTGGTGCTAGAGTTCTTCAAGGACTTAAAGGCGATGTCGCTATTCCTAAAATGTCAGCAGAAACATCTAATGTAGGTTTTGTTGCTGAAAACAATGCACCATCAGAAGGAAATGCAACTTTTGCACAAGTCACAATGTCACCTAAGACACTGGCTGCACAAGTAGACATTTCAAGAAAACTAATGATGCAATCAGACCCATCAATCGAAGCTGTAATCAGAAACGATATCGTAGCTACATTTGCTAGAAAAATCGATGAAGTTGCAATCGAAGGTGGCGGTTCTAATGAGCCAACAGGTGTTCTAGGTGGCGTTGCTTCAGGTAACGTAATTACTGCTGCTACTAATGGTGCAGCACCAACATACGAAAATGTTGTTGAGCTAATTAGATTGGTTGAAGCATCAAATGCAATTCTTAATGAAGGTTCACTAAGATTCTTAGGTAACGCTAAATTAACTTCTAAGTTAAGAAGAGTTCTTAAGTCAAGTGCTGATACATCATCAAACTTCATTCTTGAGAACGATAATTCAATTCTAGGTTATGACTACCTATCAAGCACACTTGTACCAAGTGACCTAACACAAGGTTCAGGTTCAGGTTTATCAGCAATGATATTCGGTGACTTTAGTCAATTACTAATTGGATTCTACTCAGGTGTTGATGTGATTGTTGACCCTTATACTGGTTCTTCAGCAGGAACAACAAGACTTGCGTTCTTCCAAGATTTAGATGTCGCATTAAGAAACGATGTATCTTTCTCATGTAAGAAAGACTTAATCACAACTTAATAGCTGATTAATTTAATTCGTAGGGCTGCTTCGGTAGCCCTTTTTTTTGTGTATAATTAAATTATGGATAAAGTAAAATTCGTTTTTAGTGGCACACATTACCCGTTAGGTGTTAGACATAACGCAGGTGATGTTATCGAGATACCTGAAGATTTGGCAAAATCTTATGAATCAAATCGTTGGGGCAATATATACAAACCAAAAAGCAAGAAAAAGGAGAAAAAATGAAAGTAGTAGCAACAAGAAAAGTATGTTATCAAGGCACATGGTACAAAGCAGGTGAAGATTTTATCTGCAACCCTAAAGATTATGCAGGTTTATCAGCAGCAGGTGTTGAAGAATACAAAGAAATAATTAAGAAAAAATCTGACAAAGCAGAGAAAGACATCAAAACAAGATAATGGCACTTGAATCAGCACAAGATTTACTAAACTTTTTTGATACAGACACACATGGCACAACTGCATCTATTTCTATTGATGGCAGTAGTTCTAATATTAGCGTTATTATCAATAAAGAATATTTTGCCATTGCAGGCGAATCGGTTGATGTTGATGGCACACAACCTGTCGTAACTTGTCGTAGCTCAGATGTCACAGGTGTTGATACAGATGACACAATTACGATAGATAATGTGACTTATAATATTGTTAATATACAACCAGATGGCACAGGTGTGACTGTTTTAATATTACAAGATTAATGATTCTATACAGCGAAAATCAATTAGACGAAGCGTGGCAGTACGACTGTAAACAACGCAGTGCTAAAGATACAAAGTGGATCTCACGCAGTGTTTATGAAAATCTATTCGTGCATTACTTAGAAAATATCGTAAATGGTGAAGAACTAATCAATTTAGATATTCACATACCACCAAAGATGCTAGATTCTATTGATGAAGCCATAGACTTAGATACAGGATATACCGATGATTGAAAAAGTAGTTGATTCAGTAACAAATGTAGTTAGTAAATTAGTACCAGATAAAGATTTACAAGCAAAATTAGAACATGAACTTAAAACAGAATTACACAAAGCAAACATGGCTCAACTTGAAGTCAATAAAATTGAAGCAGCCCATAAGTCTTTATTCGTCGCAGGTTGGCGACCTTTTGTTGGTTGGGTCTGTGCTTTCGCTTTGGCATATCACTTTATTTTTCAACCAATCATGGTATTTACCATATCTCTTTATGGGCTTGCAATTACACTACCAGAATTTGATATGGGTTCTTTAATGACTGTACTAATGGGTATGCTTGGCTTGGGTGGTCTTAGAACTTTCGAGAAAGTAAAAAAAGTAAACAGAGATAAGTAATGCCTAAGAAAACTAAACTACAGTTCAGCAAAGGACACGAGCCGACAGCAGGTGCAAATGGTAAAAAAACTTGTCAGGGTCGTAGAAACTTTAGCACATCTACCCTTAATAAACACAAAAGAAGAAGTTATAAAAAATACAGAGGACAAGGCAAATAAGCTACAATAAGTCATGGCACACTTTAGACAGCAAATCAGAGAACGGGTAGCAACCACACTTACAGGCTTAACTACAACTGGCTCTAATGTTTTTCAATCTAGGGTTTATCCACTAGAAAATACTAAGTTACCTTGTTTACTAATTTATACTAGAGAAGAATCATCACAGCCTTTGGCTATGAATCCACCAAGAAGCATAGAAAAGGTTTTACAGTTAGTGGTTGAAGCCTATGTCAAAGCCAACACCAACTACGATGATACTATTGATACTATATGCCAAGAGGTTGAAGAAGCATTATTTACTAATAGATTAATTAACAATCTAGCCAAAGACAGCTTTTTAGTTAGTACAGAAATAAATTATAATGGAGATGGTGATAATCCACTCGGAATTGTTGTAATGACTTTTGAAATCGCTTATCATCATACAGAAGGAACTTTAGAATAATATTATGGCAACATTTAAAGGCTCAGACGGAATAGTAAAAGCAGGTGGCACAGCCATCGCTGAAATTAGATCATTCTCTGTAGAACAAACAGCAGATACCATTGAAGATACCAAGATGGGTGATTCTGCTAGAACTTATAAACCATCATTAACATCATTTACAGCTTCTATTGATGCTATATTTGATGACACCGATTCAGTTCAAGAATCATTGACCATTGGTGCTGAATTAGCTTTCTTGTTTCAACCTGAAGGCAGCACAACAGGCGATTACCAATTATCAGGTTCAGGCATTGTGACAGGCATTAGTCAATCACAATCATTTGATGGATTAGTTGAAAGGTCATTCACAGTACAGGGTAATGGTGCATTGACTGTCGGTACTGCATCTTAATATATGAAAGCAATAGAACGAGCTAAAGCTCATTTTGATAGCTTAGATATCAAAAAAATCAGTGTTCCTGAGTGGGATATGGATATCTATGCCAAGCCACTCAATCTTTTTGAAACTAAAAAATTAATGAGATATGCCAACGATGATTCTGTTGAAATGTTGGCTTATGTTGTCATGCTTAAAGCTTTAGACGAAAAAGGCGAACCATTATTTACACTTGAAGATAAAAAAGACTTAATCAACAATGTTGATAAAGATGTTTTAGCAAGAGTGGCGAATGAGATTATGAGCCAACAAAATCAAGATTCCGTAAAAAAAAATTAGAAGAAGATAACAACACCTTCAATCAGCTTTCTTTAGCTGAATGTCTTAATAAAACTTTAGCCGAAATCCAACAAATGAGTATTGAAGAATACCAATTATGGATAGCTTACTTTAAAATAAAGGAAGAAAGACACAAAAATGGCTAAAGAAAAAATCAACATAGTTCTGCAGGGTATCAACAATACCCAAAAAGCATTCAATGATATCAAAAGAAATTTAGATAAGTTAGATCGTCAGACCAAACTTTTACAAAAAGGTTTAGGCTTGGCTGCTAAAACTACAGCAGCATCTTTCACAGCAGTTTCAGTAGCAGTAGGCTTATCAACAGCAAGAATAGATAAATTAGTAAAAACCTCAGAAAAGCTAGGTGTCGGCACAGAGTTTTTGCAAAAATTCAGGTTTGCAGCCGAACAAGTTGGTATTAGGTCTGAAACTGCTGATATGGCATTGCAAAGATTCAGCAGGAGAGTAGCTGAAGCTAGAAAAGGCACTGGTGAAGCCAAAGACACATTAAATGAACTAGGTATAGCATTATTTGATAGCTCAGGCAGAGCTAGAGATATCGAAGATGTAATGTTTGATGTTTCAGATGCAATGGCTAATACTAAAGATGCTTCTGAACTTGTTAGGCAATCATTCAAATTTTTTGATTCAGAAGGTGTCGCTTTAGTTGCACTTATGAAGAATGGCTCAGATGCCATGAAGGAATTTTTTAACGATGCTGAAAATCTTGGTGGAGTTCTTTCAAGAGATGCAGCTAAAGGAGTTGCTGATTTTGCCGATGAATTTACTAGAGTAAAAACTGGTATTAGAGGTGTCATTGACCAATTTACAGCAGGATTAGCTCCTATACTTGAACAAGTATCTGGTGACTTTGCACAATTTGTCATTGACCTTAACAAAGATATAGAGAAGCTAGGTTTTGAAAGTTTAGGTGATTATCTTGCAGTCGAATTTATTGAAATTATCAAAAATGTCATAGAGGTTTTTGGCATATTTAGTAATACTATTATCAGCATTATAAATAGAACAAGAAACTTTGCTGCTTCATTCGGTTTAATCGATGTAACAATATCTGAAGAAAATATAGAAAGAATAAAAGAGCTTGAAAGAGCAAGGGATTCATTGCTCGAAAGTAGAGGAAAAAGAAAAAGCAGCAAGCCAGAGGAATTCAAATTCTTAAGATTAATTGAAGAAGAAATTAAGAAATTAAACACTATGGAGCAAATCCAACCTTTTGATGTTGAAGGTACTTTAGCTTATATTGATAGTGTTGCCGAAAGAGTATCAGAAAAAACAAATGAAGGTACTGGAACTGTAATTGCAGATGCTGAAGACAAAGTTTCTAGGTTTGCAAGAACAGCCGAGCAAGCATTAACCAATTTCAAAAAAGAAAGCATTGAAGGCATGATGGTTAAGGGTTTTGAAGATGCTTTCAAATCTGCCGAAGATGCTTTGCTAAACTTTGTGCAGACTGGTAAACTCAACTTCAAAGACCTAGTGCAATCTATCATCGCTGATTTAGCTAGAATACAAATAAGAAAGTTCTTAACAGGTGGCGATGAAGGCGATAAGGGTTTTAATCTTCTGGGTAAAATTGGTGATTTATTTAGGGCTGATGGTGGTGCTGTCAAGGGTGGACAACCATACATAGTTGGTGAAAGAGGTGCTGAACTTTTTGTGCCTAATTCATCGGGTCAAATTATAACTAATGAAAACACCAAAGGCATGATGCAAAAACAACAACCAGTAAGTGTCAACTTCTCAATTCAAGCTACCGATGCTAGTGGCTTTGATGAATTATTAGTGTCAAGAAAAAATCAGATCGTAGCCATGATATCCCAAGCTATGAATCAAAAAGGTAAGGTAGGTTTAATCTAATGAGTGGTGCATTTCCAACAACTAAAAAGCCTAGAGTGTACAATTTCGCTTCTAACAGACCCAATAACACAGCCTATACCTTGAGTGGCAAAAGATCAGTCAAACAGTTCTCAGCTCAATATTTTAGCTTCAGTGTGCAAATGCCACCGATGAATCAGGCTGACTTTCAAGCCTTTTATGCTTTTTTAGTTAGTCAACAAGGGAGCTTTCAAACTTTTACTTTTGAATATCCATTAGACAATCAAGGTGCTGATAAAGGCGAAACAGATATTTTAGTCAATGGAGCTTTATCTATTGGTTCTAGCAGTATTGCTATGGATGGCTTTAATGCTTCTACTACTGGTGTACTCAAAGCTGGTGATTTTATTAAGTTTGCTAACGATACTAAAATATACATGGTCACAGCCGATGCTGATTCTAATGCTAGTGGCGCCC